CTATAAATTATGAAATAAAATAAAAAAACATACGCGCGACCCCTTAAATCGTTGGTATTACTAGTGTTTTTAACAATTGTACCAATTGTACCACGTTGTACCAAGTACCTTTGGTACAAAAATGAACGAATAACTATTGGTATTACTATCTTTTTTGAATTGTACCAATTGTACCAGGGTTTTAAAAAAATAAAAAAATTTTTTTTATTTTTTATACAAAAAAGTGTATACAATTGTATGATTAGTCGATTCTTCCATAATTTACTATACTTTTTGATCATCTTTTGTACCTTGACCCTCTTCTGCCTTTGGTACATTGGCGTAATATTGGTCTGTTTTTTTAAGGAAAGTGTGCATATAACCCTGGAATTCTTTGTCAAATACTTCAAACTTCTGAAAAAATCCATCTTTCGAACACATTAGAATGATTCCAGACTGTATCTTCGTATCATACACATAGTTGTGGGCCATAGCGTAAGCTGCTAGCTGGGTAAAGTAATCATCAATCCATTCACGTTGTTTAGGCTTGTTTGTTTGCTTGAAGTCTATTATACTTTCGCGTCCGTTATAAATTCCTACAACATCTGTTTGACCTGCATACAACCCAGGGTAGTATAGTGTTACTTCAGTGCCCCACACCTCTTCCAGGTCCCCGAGCCCTGAGTCTATGACCTTCTGGGCCATGATCCCTGCTTCCTTGCCAACGGATGTTAAATCTAAGTGCCTCTCGCCCTTGATATATCCCTCCAAATAAGTGTGCATGCTAGTGCCCCGTAAGGCTGCGATGTCTCTTACACGGTCCGCGTATTGCTTACCCATTCTAGCCTGCCAATTAGCTAGACTTTTCTTCTTCTCTTCTGACTGTGTCTGTGATAGGATGGTCGTTACAGATGGTAACTTATCGGTACCTATTTCGTAGTGCCTTCGACCCATGACTAAAGACCTTGTAGACGGTGGGTATATAAATTTTTTATTCCAAATCATCAAATCTTCTCTTAGTTTTTTTAATCCTACTAGCTTTTAATATCTTAACATGTTCTCTCCAGGCCCATGCACTTATGTTCCCTGCAATACCCATCAACCAAATATAAAATTTAATTTTCATTTTTTTATTACAAATTTATTTATTATATACCATGCAATTAACATACCTATCAGTATGGCAAGTATACCCATGGCTAACATGCCAAGTCCGTATCCTATTGTCATTCTAAACTCATTATTTTTTTATAATAATCTAAACTTACAACATTACCTTCCATAGTTTTATGCTCAGAATAATGTTCTAATACTTGTTGAATCTTGGGTAGTTTAGTATGCGCATATGGCCATAGTAATTTACAAACATAATACGCGTCTCTAAAAGTACATCTCCATCTGTACTGCATCAAGTATTTTGTGCCATCTTTTCGTAAACCTTTTCTAGGTTTTTTATTTAAAGTTCCAACACCCAATACTTCATGCACCCATCTTAATACAGATTCATCAGTCATGGTTATCTCCATAGATAGTCTTAAACTATTCGATGTACGATAACCTTTACCTTTGTGTTTCTTTTTCTTTTCAGTCCCACGTTTAAAATGTATAGATCCTTCACCATCAAACAGCCCTGCGATGTAAGCTATATCCTCAGAGGATATCATAAAATCTTACCTTTATTTCGCACAAGTCTAAAATTATTATTCTCTTCTAATAATTTATCAAACTCGTCTTCAAGTAATTTATTCTTATCAACAAGTTTTCTGTTCGCATTTTTAAGAAACTCGTTTTGATTTGTAAGATACTCTATTCTTTCTTCTAGATCGTTAGGTCCTCTAGTGCTTTGTTTCATCTATCTCTACCTCCCCCTGTGAGTCACAGAATTCACAATCAGCCCATTGCTCTTCTCTTACTTGTTCGTAAGGGACTCTCACAAATCCATTGCCCCTACAAACTTCACAGATTTTAGTCTTTTTTTCTGAGTCGGCCATTCATTTTACTCGCTTTCTCATTTACTAATACAGTTATAGTCTGTGATCTACTTAACACCATGTTAGGAACCATTTTTTTTCTTAACAAGTCTAATGTGTCATACGTCTTATGTGGTAACGAGACGTTTTTATATTTGCTTATGTCAGTCATAAACTTTATACTCCTTTCTTATATTAAAGATTGATATGGGATTTATCTCATAATTTACAATAGGTGTCAATGAAATTTATATTAAGTATGATAATATGTTCAGGTGTGGCAGGACAATGTATGCCACCATATGAATGGCCAGAAACATTTAACACACAATACGATTGTTTAATGTTTGGATACAAAGAATCCATTGTTAAAATGGAAGAGCTTGGTCCGGAAGATGTTAACAAATATAGTATGTTTATAAAATTTTATTGCGTTCCAGATAATTCCATTTAAAACGCCCGCTTTCCGTGCACGTACTAACGGGTCGCCAAAGGCTCGGAGGCTACCCCCACCCTGGTGAGGGTCATAGCTTAACGAGAGGGACTAGCGCGAAGCATTTGTATCGTCGCCCTGCCTTTTCTCAATTTTGTATACAACCAATAAAATCACCACTACCATCGTTCATAACGTGACGATTGTATGGGTAATCCCAATACGTTGTTAGTTTGAGTCGTAATATATCACACAACTCAAATAAATCAGTTTCTTGTACCAGGACCATACCCTCTATTAATTCCTTTGTTACTGGAATCAGATGATACATCCCGTCGGTCAAAATAATAAGACTCACTATCTGCCTTTCTAATTAGATCATACCAAAGTTTTTTATATTTCTCATCTTTGGTTTTGTTCCACATCCTTGCGGCTTCATCTATCCTGATCTGATATCTGTGCTCCAACTTTTGTCCCCCATAGTATTGTTTTCTTGATCCCCGGTGCCTGTATCGTGATGTCTACACCATACGGTTTCCAGGCCTTACGCATCAAGTTTAACTCTAACAACAAATTAATCCATTGTTTTTGAGTTATGTTTTTTGGTTTTAATGTTATAGTTTTTTCTTTCTTCATACGGATAATATAATATCCCAGAAAATAATGTCAAGTCTATTGTGGACGGCCCTGTCGATTATATTTTTTATACGATCTTTTCTTTGATTTATTTAGGTTTTTTGTATGACGTCCAGGACGTTTACGAGGTTTTGGTCTAGGTATAAAGTTTGTAAACTTACGTTTCGCCATCAAAATATCCTTTTAATTGTGATAGTAATGTTCTTGGTGATAGCGTAGGTATATAACTTATTTTACCATTTACATGTTGCTCTAAATCAGAACCACAATTCATACATCTATAAAATCTTCTAGTGATACCTACTAACATAGTATACTCATCACAGTCAGGGCAAACACCATTAACTATTTCTGTATGAATCTTTACTGATTTTTTTCCTGTCATATGCTTTCTTATTTTTTATCACAATCTGACGGTAACGTCTATCTCTTAGATGTTTAGCTACTAGGTTCTTCTTTTTATTCAAGTATTAAAGCTTTAATGTATTTTCTTCCTTGGTATAATTCTATCTCTGCCTTACCCTTATAGCATTTGTAGGATACTGATTCGCTATATTGTCTTTCAGCATGGCGCTTCCCGCGAAGACACTCTGCCATGTTTTTTTGCACCAAGTGCTCCTTGATCTCTCCGTTTACAAACATCAAAAGGGCTACCACAGACTCTATCATTGTGAGTAACTCCCGTTCTTATAACCAATCTCACGATTAGCATCTTTTAATTTTTCTATATCCTCTAAAACTTTATCCATTTGTGTTCTTAAAAATTGTATGTTTACTTTGTTTAATGCCATGTCTTCAACGTGTTTGTTAATCTTATCCGTGGTCTTGTACAAATCCTCGATCATCATAAATTGCTCAGAATCGGCGGGCAGTGATCCTAGTTGTCCACGTGGCCATTTGATTCTAAATTCTGTATTCTCTTCTAGGTCCTTCTCCATTATCTGTATACGAGTGTCTGCAACATTGAGACGTTCTATAATTTGAAAATAACCCATCGTGCCGAGCGCTACGATAATTATTAAACTAGCAACCGTCTTCATAGGCATTTGCACGGCTACTTCTTCTCCGATATTAAGTGGTTTTTTATTGGACATGCGGACCTCCACAGAAAGCCAGGACAGTTAACATTACGATCAATAGACCTGTAAAGTAATAATTCATCCTGGCTATCTCCATAATTCTATTTTACTATTAAAGCTGCTACTAAAACTATAAACACAAGAGATTCAATCTTATGATTAGCCCAGTAGTGCATAGCTTTTGTTTTTATCTTGTTAATCATTTTTCTTCTCCTCAATTTCGTAAAAGAATTTATCAGTATCTTCTGTTCTCCACTGACTCGTATCTTCTACGTTCCATTCGTTAGTTTGCACTTTCCAATCTGGAATATTATCTTTCACAGTGAAAGAAGGTATGTCCCATATACATCGATTGTTTGGTTGTGCTGCATAATTACCATCATCTAGTGCAATTATGTGAGCGCACTTATGTTCGTGCGGTATCTCTGAATGATCAGTGTCAAGTATATTAGACTCTGGATGTGCAAAGTCAACAGTAAATAAATATTTACCATTATGCCATTTTTTATCTTTGCCTATGTACTTCCCTGCTTGTCCATCTAAAATATCCCAAGAAGTAACAGCAGGATAATAACTAAAACAATTCCATAACTGAAGTTCATCAAGTCTACGTTGAGGAACATCTTCCGGTCTAAAACCTCTCTGTATGAAGGCAGATATCGGGAGACGATAAAAGACAGCGCCATTCTCCATAATCGCATGGAATAAAATACTGCGACCTGTAATAGCGCTAAGACCAAAGATAATACAGTCTTCAACTTCTCCATGATGTTTTTGTAAATCATATAAATACTCTCTCCTTATTTGTGCATAAGTAACTGGTATGTTTGCATTTAAATAAGCCATAGTTATCCATTTATTTCACCCCAATTGTTACCAGACTCGTAGTCTACTTTATTGGGTACTTCTAGTGTAACAGCGTGCTCCATAATTTCAATTACCTTTTTTGCCTGTTCTTCGTTCTCGATAGATAAGTCTAATTCATCATGTATTTGTATGTGTGGTATGATGCCTTCTTTGTATAATTCTAACATTGCTTTCTTAGTCATGTCTGCAGCTGACCCTTGTATTAGTTTATTTAAAGCTTTGTATGTGTAAGCTCTCCTGATCCCTGGTCCATGTTCCCTGAGTGCTTCTTCGTGTGGCAATGCTTTGTGCATACCAAACTGGTTAGGTTCCCATAAGTGAAACCTGCATAGTCTACCCAGCAGTGTTCGTATCTGTCCACGGTCTTGTGCTCTGTTCGATGCTTTCTCCATCAATTGTTTTACGAACGGTACACGTGAATGATACGTATTAAATAAATCTGCAGCTTTCTCTTTTGTTACACCAAGCTCTGCCTGTAGTTTTGCTTTACCCATACCATAAAACAAACCAAGATTAATTGTTTTAGCCTGTGTTCTAGGTATGTCAGCCATATCTGCAACAGTCTGGTGAAAGTCTGCACTAGAGTCATTACTATATGCATCAACAACATCATAAACAGAGGGTAATTTATACAAAGATGCATAATGCACTACCAACCTAGGTTCTTGTTGAGAATAGTCAAATACACCCCATCTATGGCCGTCCTCGGGTATAAATAATGACCTAATCTTAGGTCCAAGATCTTTATTTCTAGCCGGTATCTGCTGTAGATTCGGATTCTGGTAGGAGAACCTACCAGTTACCGTGCCACCCCCAGCGTTACGTAATTGATTTATCTCTGCATGTATTCTACCCTTGTGCTCGTATCTAAGAATAGAATCTAAAAAAGTTGTGTGTGCTTTGTTTATCTCTCTTGCTTGTGCATCAAATACATTTGCAATAGATCTTGCAGCCCATATCTGTGTATCAATATTTGTTTCACCTTTTATTTTGTGTAGTAATTCTTTTTCTTGTGTGATCAATTCTTTTTTCATTGCGTGTGCTCGTTCTATGTCTACACGTACACCTTTAAATCTCATGTCAACCAGGCAATGAAACAAATCAGACTCAAGATCAAATATATCCTCCAGGTCCTGACTAATAATTTCTTTTTTCATTTCTTGCCAAAGACCAAGTGTAACTTCAGCATCACGTTCTGCATACGCACCAACATGCATTGCAGGTAATTTATACATTTCTGATTTAGGATCTATGCCCCACTCTTCTGCAGCTTCTGCAAGTGCAGCTTCGTTCTTACCATAACCAAGATAGTGCCACGATAAACTATTGAGATCATAACGAAATCTATTCTCATCGGTCAACGCTGCAGCTATCATTGTGCATGCAATATCACCGTTTATTTTAAATCCCATCGCCCGCAACCAACAAACGTCATAGATTGCATTGTGAAATACTTTTGTAGATGGAGACTCGAGTATATCTTTTAGCCAAGATAAGACTCGACTTCTATCCATATTACCACCACCTTCATGTGCAATTGGAAAGTATCCTTTGAAATATTTTGTAGCAACAGCAATACCTATGACTTCACCATTACCAATAACAGAACCAGATCCTTTTTTAATTAAGTCAGGATCTTTTGTCTCCAGGTCAATTGCAATCTCATCTACCTGACGTAAGTCTGGAAACTCTGTAGGTTTTACCCATTCTGTTTGTGCTTCAAACTTAGGAATTTTCACTATAGTCCCTCTCGAGTATCATTTCTAAAAAGTGTATTGCTTTCAATATATCTTGCTTCTTTCCTTTATCACGATGTCTGATAATATATTTTATAGCACAACCTTCAGGATATAACAACTCATTCTCT